TCAGTATAAGTTTCTTGCAATCGAAATAAGACTGCTCTCACGATATTTACCAGAGGTTATCAGGTTATAGGTTATCAGATAGCAAATGTATTGAATTTCAAGCCATATCCCCCTTTTAAGGTGATAACCTCTAATATCGATCTGCTTATGTCCTGCATCTCGCCTCCGGCTATACTGGTGCCGGTTCAGCGTGCGTTCGTCCCTTGCTGCAATCTCGCTTTGCAATGTCCGGTCGCTCCGGTCCGCAAGGGTTGATGTTCTTGATAAGATTACCATAAACATCTGATCAGTTGCAATCTTTATCCCATACCCGCCGGCGATATTACCGGCGGGACATCCAAACGGGATACGTTGGGGCCGAATCCCCAACACGCACATTTTTATTGTTTTATGTAGCAATCATGATGCTATTATTTTAGTCTCGTCTTTAAATCCGACATATTGGTTGTCATTTCTAATGCCTGTAAGTCCGAATGGGGTTTTATGTTCACCCCAGCATCGCACATTCAAATCATTAACTAATTTCACTATATGTAAAAGTGAATCTATTGTAAGTCTGTTTCTCTCAAAATCGAACTCTTCTGTTTTGAGTATATCCTGGATTAATCCCAATAAATAAGAAGGTAAACAAAATATGCCGGCATCATTTAAAATATCTTTTCCAAACTCTGCTAATACACCTACTTGGTCTGCTGTAAGACCTTCGAACTTTGTTGCTAAATCTTTAAATTCCATGATTGTAATATTATTTTGTTTGTGGTAGAGGGGGTCGGTTTGACCGATACCCTCTACCGGGTTAATTATCCGATCTTGATTAAATTGAATTTCTTAAACGATCTGAACTCCTGTTTTTCTGTATCGAAATAGATAAACATGTTATCGTTAGGTTTGCGCCCGGTCTCTTTGACAATCGTGTTTATAACCTCATCTCTCAAAGTTCCGAAAGCCTGACGAATTTCACCGTTTACTTTCTGATAGAAGAACTGTACTGTCTTTTGCTTCATTTGCGCTTTCAATTTCAGAAGTAACCAGGCTCTTTTTAGGCTCTCTGAGAAACTTTCTCCCGTTACCCGGTAAATTCTCCAAGCGTCTGACATTACTTGTCTCATTTGGCTTTTAAATAGTGTTGTCATGATCGTAGAGTGTTTATGTGTTAGTAATCCTTGTTTACGCTATGTACATCCAATAATCACGAATGTATATTTCTGCCTCGGCTTTATAATCCACATTATAAACTTTGCAGGCTTCCTCTTCCGTCATGGCGGCTAACGCTGTCAACTCGTTGTTCATGTAATCCTCGTTTGTCATAGCTGTATATCTGTTTGTTTTATTTTGATGATGCAAAGGTATATTGTTTATTATACGATACCAAATATAAAGTATATAAATATTATACCTTTAACGTTATTTAGTATATTAAATAATATACGATTATGATACTTTGGTATATTTGCAGTATAATTTAAATATGTAACATTATGAGAATAAAAGAATTATTAAAAGAGAAAGGACTAACACAGCAAGAGTTAGCCGATATGGTAGGCGTTTCTTATCAATCGATGAAACAAACTCTTAATGCCTCATCGGTAACTACTTCCACATTGGAAAAAATTGCTACAGCATTGAATGTCCCTATGTGGCAATTATTCGCCTCCCCTGAAGAAGTGCGCCCAAAAAGCGACGGCCTATCCCTTACCTGTCCTCACTGTGGCAAGGATATTAACATCAAGGTAGAATGAACACGAAAGTTACTGGGCTGAATTTTCAGCTTAGCGAGTACAAATATTCAACAGGTAGAGTATAAGCGCTCACACCGTGAACACCTTCGTAAATCCTACAATCTACTATCAATCAATATATTGCATACACAAAGTTACATAAAGCGTTCACGATTGTATTGCGTGAACACCCGTGAACGTTCTGTTCCACTTTTTAGAAATGTGGGACACTTGGGACAGTGTATCGCTTGTATCGGTGGTGATACATCATAACTATAATAATATCAACCACTTAATCCATGTATCATATCGATACACTTGCGATACAGATACAACAATCAAATAAAATAACCCTAATTTGGCTTGATATGATCCTAAAAAAACGTCTTTCCGTTGTTATTGATTGGCAGATCGTCGATAAGGTTCTGTATTTACAAGCGATGGAAAGAAGCCCTATTAATGATTTAGAGCTACGGACGTTACTAAACAAGGCGATTACAGACCGTGTAAACGATCGTGAGGTTATTTTTAAAGGTATTACCCAATCTTACTATTACGAAGGGTATGAACCTGAATGAATAACGCCCGGCTACTTATCACAAGCAACCGAGCGCAAATATTTAACAGTGTAAAAATATGGATAAAAAGGCAGAATACATGAATTTCCCTATAACTATTTTGCAGGGGGCTTTCAAGGACATAAGGGAAAAGGTTGATAGCATCATGTCCTATGCCACCTACAAACATTCGTTAGGTCTGGAATTTGGCAACGAAAGCCAACGTATGAAAGAAGCCGCCAAATTTTTTAGTATCACATTCGGCAATATCGAAAGGGCAATGCAAAAGGCAAAGGAAATTCATGATTCAGTTAAGAAAGGTACTCCTTTTGTGAGTGTAAGGCTCAAAATGCTTTGGGATTACTACAACAACCCGAAAAAAGAAGCTGATATAGCCTGTTTTTGTGCGTTCTGTGCCATTAAAAGCATGTTGGGCGATAAAGGGTATGTCAAAACAAACAAAAGCCTTGTAATCGCTCGTATGTTCGGCTTAGTTAATATCAAGAGCGAAGAACCACAAAAAAAGATGTTTTCCGCATCTGCCGCCCATCGGTTTATTAATTCTCTTGGTGGTCGTGTTGGGGTCAACCAAATTACGGGGGCTATTCGTTCCGGCGAATTGATGGCAGAGAAAAGTGCATCGGGATATGAGATAAAAGAGGCAGACTTGATAAAGTGGGCTGTCAAGTACGCAGATATGCCGGAACCTGATAATTCAGCGGAACAACTCATGCAAAAATACTCCATGCGCTACCACATTGACAACGTGCTGCTGGAGTTGCAAACGAACTGGGGACTTAAATTGTACTCCGACCATTCAAGGGGCTTTTACCTGTCGTTCACTAAATCGCTGGAAGAGCTTGCCATTATCAGCATTGAGGACAAGGCAAAGAGCAAATCTAAAATCCTGTCACAAGAAAGGGCGAAAGCCAAAGAATCAGCTTTAAGAAAATTAGGTTTGAAATAAAGAGGTGTGGGCAAAGAAAGCTCGTCTTTCTTTGATACCCCGTTAGGGGTATTTTCTACATAATAATATCTTTGTTTATCTTTATGTAATATCTTTATTTAAGGTGCTGTTAGGTTGTTGTCGAATATGCTGTTAGGTTGTTGTTTCTTTATTTAAGGTGCTGTAAATATGCTGTTAGGTTGTCGTTCCGTAATTAATAGCAAAAAGGGGCGTTTTCCAACGTCCTCCCAGCTGGTATAAACCTGAATAGAACAATATGGTAGGTAAGTACCATTCTACCGTACAGTTTTCCACAAATTTATGGAAAACCCAGCTTATCGGATCGCTTGCCTATTTTGACGAGCAAAACAAGATCGTACTTTTCGGGTGACTGCCTGATATTCACCTTGTCGCATTTTTGAGATATGGTGGGGTATCGGTAAAACCTAGACCCCCTTAATCAAACTAACCCCGTCTGACGGATGCCCCCATTCGGATCGGGGGTGTTCACGTTGTTCTCGGTACACACATGTTCACGGTTCATGGGCGTGAGCAATGTGAACACTATGAACGCTGTGAACATCAATGCCAAAGTAGAACAATGTCCCGTCCCATTATCCTACATGTGAGACAGTGAACCACCTGGGACAGTGGGACGGGTTTTCGCCTCCGAATAAAAATAACAAACCCCGTTACCAGATCAAGACAGTAACGGGATTTTAGTAAAACGGCTTTATAAACACCAATGAATAACCTAAACACTAATACCATGAAAAACGTCATTGCAAATATAATTAATTTATGGATAATATTGATAGAAGGAATGAATATAACCCGAATTTACCCATTTTCTTGCCCGCAAACCAAACAAATAAGCTTTATTGACATCTTTATGGTTTTCGAAAATAAAGTACCTAAAATCGCCCGTATCAAGTTCTGTATAATAATCCTCAATATATTTTGAACCTGACACCTGTTCAACTTTCCGGTTGACCAGCTTATAATCGTCTTCTTCGATAAAATCTCTCGATCACGATCCAGAATTGGATTCTGGTATATTATCCTTATATTCAACAAGCGCAAATCTGCGCCCGTTAACTTCTTGCATTTATGAAAGTTCTTTCAGCCATTGTTCCTGTTATCCCCTTGACCTAACCTTGATGTACCTTGCCGTAATCTTGCCGTATTTAGCCAATAAAAAACCACCGGAAGCATCGCCACCGGTGGCCGTCTCGATTTTGGTCCTTGTAGAATTGTCTGGGTTATGCAAAGATAATAGATTTTATTTATTAATACAATAGATTTACTCTATTATTGAATTCTTACAGCTTTCCCGCCCTTTCCTTGTACGATCACGCTTGATAAAGCGTTTTGTATTACGGTTGAGCTCTTCTGTATCTCAATCGCCGCATCCGCATTTGCTTTCGTGTTGGCGGCAATGGCGTTAAGCTGTTGTAATTGAGCTTGTGCCGTAATGCTCATCGTAGGTAACAAATTGCCTGCTATGTTTTCTAATAAACTACGCTTTACACTCACATCGTGTCGGATAGCGTTCAAATAACTACCTAAAACATTCGCCTGATCCTCTGTTATCCCCTTAACGCTTTGAGATAGCCCGTTTTGCTTTTCGTTGTCAGGGGTAAAAATATCATAGCCCTTGTCTTTGGCGTATTTTTGTCTATCTTTCAACCATTTATCGTATTCATCTTGATTTGCCATAATTTTATCGGTAGCAGCATCTACAATTGCAGCAGCCTTTTCCCATTTTTCTTCAGCATTTAATTCAGTATCTTTCATTACGTCCTGAACGTCTTTTTGAGCTTCTTCTAATGCCGGTGCGATAAAAATAGAATATGCCATTTGTGTAGCCAGTTTTTCCAGCATGTTAGAGACAGACTTAACAAACGAGTCTGCGGCATCGGTCCCGTTCTTAAAGGCATCAACCAGGGCATCTGATAAGGTATTTCCAAACTCACCGAATATATTTGTCAAATAGTCATTCAAGGATTTTAAAGCGTCTTCCGCCTTTTGAGACAAATCAATCATATTTTGCAAGGCGTTTCTATCCTCTTCTGACATTTCACGAGTGTTTAAAATAGTCTCGGCAAGCTCCCGGTTAAAGTTCCCCGCTTTATCAATAAGATCCGGGTAAACGTCAAGAATAGAGGAATAGATATCTTTCCCTTTACCTAATATTCCAAGGCCGAATATACCCCCTTTTTCATGTCCCGTTTTTATCTGGATATTTGCCAGACCGGCTAATGAGTTATAATAGTCACGCTGTTCTTTTGCCAACAAGTCGAATAGCCCCCCTAATAGATATCCACCTTCATATTTACCTTCATCTTTTATTGCTTCATTGAGGCTTTCTATAGATTTTCTAAAAGTCTCTGCCGCCTTTACAGCCTTGCCGTATGTGTCTGTGCCAAAGATAGTATTTGCCTTTTCATATAATAGATTCTGTTCCAAAAGCAATAAATTATATTCTCTTTGCTGGGCTATAGTATCATTCATGATCTTTTTTAATGCCTGCTTATGTTGCTCATTTGCAGCCCTGGCAGATGAAACTATCTGTCCGATACCAGAAACTACAGATGTTACCCCGCCCAAAATGTTGCCGGACAATGCTTGCCCCACACCAGTTCCTATTTTTACTACGGACCCGACGAGCTGTGTTATATTCTGGACATATTCCCCAACCTCATCTCCAAATATATTTCCCAAGTCCTGCCCAAACTCTTTTAGTGCCGGCATAATCGACTGTAAGGAGTTTCCAATATCGGCGATACCTTCACCTATATTAGCCTTCCCGCCTAACTTTATTTTATTTAAACCTTTCTCGATATCGGAAAATAATTTGTCAAAGCTATTTTCGTCCCTCTTCTTCGTTAATTTGTCTACGGCATCCTGAAGGGCTTTAAGGGCTTCTGGAGATTCTTTTATTCTTCTCAAAGTGTCGGCCGGGATATTGAGTATTGATCCGATATTATCAGAATCCGTAGTTTTGAGATAATCCCGTAACTGTTTCGCCTGGTCGAGTAATGTTTTTATCTGTGATCTTGTCATTTCTGATGTATCACCAAACAACCGGACAAAGAAAGGATTATCTTTTTGCAAGCTCTTTGCCTCTTCGTCATTGATCTCCTTAATTGCCTCTTTTAACTTGCGCTTCGCTTCATTGATTGCCTTATCTATAGTTTCTCTGTTCTCATCCGTCCGGCTCTTGTTCAGCGTAGCAATATCATTATTAAATTGTTTCTCGATAACCTCTCTTCTGGTCGCAAAGTCTTGATATTTACTCAATAGATTATCAAGTAGCTTTTGTTGCCCGTTCTCATATTCTGCGTCTGCTGCTTGCGCTTGATTAACAACTAAATCCTGATATTTTTTAGGGAGCGTATGGATGTCGACAACTTGAGATGTAAAATCGCTATCCTTCTTTCCCGGATTGCTTTTACGCCAGGCTTTCAACTCTTCTTCCTGAACGAGCCTAATATATTCGTCAGTCTGGGCCTTAACCTCGTCCATTCTCTTTTTAAAGTTCAGTTTAAGTTGGGCGAGTTGTTTGGCTGAACCTTCCTCTATTACATTTATGCGTGCCTGTTCTATATTTCTGGCAGATTTCAATATTGCATCTTCAAGCGCCTTATCTGCCTTTAAATACGCTTTTTTGTTTTTATATGCTTCTTGTGCATCCTTGCTTGCGGTTTTCTGATTCTTCTTTGAAATTTCCACCTTATTAAAGGCTACGTATTCATCCCTTAATTTTTCAAGAGCGGACCCGCCAATATTGGCAGCATCAGCAGCCGCAATCAAAGTTCCTTTAGCCTCATTGACTTTTTTGTTATATTCGTCCTGGTCAATAGCGAACATTGCCAATTGCCGGTCTAAATCAGCCAACGTTTTATTAAATGTAGCTACTTCCGGTATATCTTTGAATAGTATATCTAATTGGCCCTTATTTACGGATTTGTTGAATATTTCAGAATATTGTTTCCCCCATTTTTCGGTATCTTTTATTATATCCTCTTGCTCCTTTCGTGCAGAATCAAGTTCTTTTATTATATTTTTAACCATATTCATGGCAGCGCCTCCGCCCGTATTTTCACGCATTTGTTCAATATACTTTTCAATATCCGTTTCACCGGTCCGTCCCATCCACACCATAAGCTTGTTTAACGCTTCACTTTCTTTTTTTTGAGCGTCAGCATATACGGATATAGCTTTAGCCCGCTGTTCCTCTATCAATCTTAAGGAAGCTGCGTTTTTGATACTTTTGGCCAATAAACTATATGCCTCACTAGCTTTCCCGGCTAAAATAGCCTCCTCGGACAACTTGCCCAAATAATCCGGGTACATCTGTTGCAGCTTTTCTACTGCTTCACGCCTCGCATCAATGGATAATGCCGCATTTTGAGTAGTACTGTATAACAATTCGAGCTTTGATAGCTCTTTTGATACACTTTCAGAGGCATCCTTTTGTAGATCATTGAATTTCTTTTGGGATTCTGCCAAATACACCGCTGCATCTCCTCCTTTTATAAGGGCGTTTACCCATTCCCCAATTTCACGGGAATAAGCGACAAGAACCGTAATACCCACTATTAAGGCAGTTTGCCAACTTAATAATGAGCTTAAAACCTGCTTCCATACCGGTGTAGCTGCCTGGCCGGACTGACGAAGTAACGCAACCTCTTGACGTACTCTTGATATCTCATCCGCCAGCATTGGCAAGTTGTTGCTAAGTGAGATGATACCCGTAGAAAAAGACATTGCAAAGTTCGGAAGCTCCCTTGCAACCTGGGCGAGTTGAACTTGTAGGCCGTTGTATCTCGTCCCCATCGCTTTAGCCAATGTTGAATTATTCGCCATTTGGGCGTTTACTTTGGCCAATGCTTCATCTGCGTTATTAATCTGCTGTAACAGTCCTTTGCCGATCGACGAATTACGATCAACATCAGATAACGATCGGTAAGTATCACGTAATTTGTTCAATTCGGCTTCCATCATCTTTATAGAACCTGTAGCTGTCATTGTCGTATTGGAATATTCTTTATAGACTTTCTGCTGGTTCAATAAAGCACCTGTTGCCTGGTCAATAGCCGAACTTTGTTTTTTGGCCAAAGCCTCAATACGGCCCAAAGCCCCCGTATCAATGGTAAGTGCTCTCTGTCCTGTCGTAGATTGCATTGCCTTATTTAGAGAAACGGATGGATCAAGGCTTATATCTGCTGCCTTTAATGCGGTCTGTATGTTCCTTACCATTTTATCGGTATCCGTGACGATCTCGACGTTTACCTCTTTAAGATTTTTCAACTCGGACAAATCAGGTGTAATTTTCACGTCAACGCCTAACGCTTTTAACCGTTTTTCGACATTCTTACGAATATTCTCTATATCCTTATCTGTTTTATCTTTTATCCCAAGTTCGAACCATAATTTACCTAAATTACTCATATCATTTTTCTATTATTCGTTAATAAATAAAGCCGATCACAACAATCTCAATCGCTATAATCGGCCTTCTATGAAGCTCTATTATCTTATCTGTTCCGGGAACCAAAAGCACTAATCAGAAGCATTGTTTAGTGCTTAATCGTGTTCCCGGTTTATGGCAATATCACTATGCTTATTGTAACCTATACAATGCACTTAATGTATTTGTCACAATATCCTTATTCACCCTCTTTTCCCGCCTTTCTTTTATTCGCTATGTACAGGCTACATTTGTGGCAACTCAACGGCAAATAATAATGAACGGTATTATCCTCCGTATCATCTACCGGGTCCCTCTTCATCTGTTGCAGGTCCGCCAACTTCATAAGTATTTCCGTTTTCTGCTTCGGGTCTTTCGTGATATCAGCGAGAATATTAAGTTCTCTTACAATATCCTCCTTTTCCCGGTTGGCATTCTGTTCAGGTGTTGAAAACTTTTTTTCAGCCTTGTCAGCGATGACAATCCGCTTTTCGTCAATATATGCTTTGACTTCTGGACTTCTCAACCACCGCAGCGCCAACCTATGCAAATTATCCTTTGAACCCTGATAGGGCTTTTCACGGCTTAGGATATAGGCGAGATCGGTATTGTCACTATTAAATAGTACGGCATCAATGCAGAACCGTTCCCGATCGCTTAAACTTTCTCCCATTTTTGCTTTATGTGCCATAATATCAATGTTTAAATTATCTTCTTTTCACCGCCCCACCGAAAAAAGGTTCGCCGGGATGATTCTTTTTCCATTCGTTTATGTAGTCCAGCCCTTCGTCTGTTCCGAGAAAATCTATAAAGCTATCACTTTGTCCAAGAGCTTTGACAATATCGTCAGAATTGACAAATATCTCTCCTGTTGCTTTGTCTTTCATGAACCGGATAGGCATATTCTCGTAATAACTCACATAAATGATCTCTTTCTCTGTCTCGCTCTGTATAAACACTTTTCCCATCCTATTTTTGTTTACGGTAAGGGGGTTAGCAAATCCCCCCTACCTGTTATTAATCTTCATCTGCCATTTCCCGGATCATCCTTAATGCTTCCGGGTTCATTTTTCCTAAAGTCATACCGATCTGCCTTTGGAACCAGTTTTTGAAATCCGGTTTTATCAAAATATCGATAGGCTGGGTTAGGTCAAACGGAATACCCCCATCTCCTTTTTGAGGAATAAAAAACGGGTTGTGCCATCCAAAGAAATGTGTATATGTATGCTCTTCTTCCCATTGTTCAAGCTGGTTAATAGCTTCTTTTAGTTGCAGTAAGATAGAAAAGTATTCTCTATCCTCATCAGAGAAATATTTTGTCGCTTGTGCCTCCGCATCCTTTTCGACTACAGCCCAGTCATAATCCAATGATCCGTCCTGATGCTGGACTATAGGGTATTTTTCTTCAACCAGAAATACCCCAACGGTAGATAGGGGATTGGAAACTTTTTCTTTTACACTGTAAAAAGATTCTTTGATCCGTTTTCGTTCTTTAATGGGGACAAAACCGAGTTTTCCAATATATGAAGAAATAGCTTTGTCAAGCCAGCTTTTAAAGGCTTCCTCACTGATCGCAATCTTTTTTAATGTCGGTAAATCCGTCGGAATACCTTCCGCTTTGAGTTTTTGCAAAGCGCCGTTAACGCCTCCAACCTGATTTTCGTATTTCTCGATAACCGCTCTTTTAATATCCTCTCTTACAATGCTTTTTTCTAACTGTTCCATAAATCATAATGTTTTTGTAGGGGTTAATAATCCTGATTTTCTCTTTTGGCCAAAGAACTGATCAAGGGAATCTTTTGCTTCTTCTTTTCTCCGTTCTTCTTCCGCACGTTTGTTTGCACGATCCAACATCTCGTCCCTCAAAACTTGCTTTGCTGTTTCTTCTGACATGTTGTTAATCTCCTCATAACTGAAATCTCGCATAATTAGTTAATTTTTAAATTGTTAATACTCTGAATCTATATTAAACCGCTTTAGCTTGCGGTCGTATCTCTTATTAATAAATCGTTTCCGCTTTTCTGTCGTGGAAAAGTAGAACATTGTCCGGCTATCAACCCTCAGCCTGAACATCTTCGACACGTCCGGGGATTCATACCGGAACGATTTATTATCCTGCTGGTTGATAAGATCAATCTTTTCCATTATGGATTATCTCTCTTAAAAAATCGTCGTAACACTTAATGACAGCATAATGACCACCAGCAGCTTTTATCCTGGCCTCAACTGCTTTCTGTACGTCAGATTGGCGATCCCTGCCTATCTTGATCTCAAAATTGTACACTCGGCCTTCATGCGTCACCTGTACATCGGCAATGCCGGTCGTCGTTCCTGACTTTCGCCAACGGCCCAATCGTGAGTCATACTGTCCCTGGCTATTCTGGCGTTGATAGAAAGCATTATTTATCTTTGACCATGCTGCTATACTTTTAGCCAAAGAATTGGCCGTATCGTCCCGGAAATGCGGTTTTACCCGACATTGCGTAGGAATGGTACTATTACGGTATTTCCATTCATAAAAATCGGCCTCCAGCTGCTTCACGCTGTCCGGTTTTATGTACCGGGGTTTGGTCGGCTTTTTTGATCGCTGTATTGTTGGTATAATTGAAATATCCATATCGATTAAGTTTAATGATTAATTAATAATAGGTGGGTACTATGGTTATGGCTACTTAGGTGGGTACAGGGTACACCCCCTATATATAGGGGGGTGTGTACCCGGTTACCCGTACCATTGCAACTGTACCCGAAAATACCCGATTGTACCAGGTATTGTACCCGCTTAAAAAGGTAATTGATCCGATTCATTGTTTACCTCCTTTCCTTTGTAATAGAGCAAGCCAACATTATTTTCTATCAGTACCCCTATTTCCTTGGCCTCTCTTATTCTTCGGTTAGCCATAGATTTCTTTATCCCCTCGTTGACCATAATAACATCTCTTAAATCTGTAGAGCGAATAGGCTGAGTATATTTACAAAATATAGCATTGAGGTTATCTAATTTATCAGACTTATCAGGAATAGAAGCAAGAACCGGCAAACCTTCATTATTGACAGCAAAGGCAAAATCATCAACCGCTATATCCCGACATCGTTCTACTGATACAGTTGAGATATCACCATCCGCTCGGACAATAAACAAGGCTTGTGCCTTATTGAGAAAGTTTGTCCCTAAATGGCCCCTTGGCTTATCTCCTCCTGGATTGGTATGTAATACCGTGATAATATGGTTATCCAGTTCTTTCGTTATATCCATGAACATAGTAGCCAGCTTTGCACTTTCAGAGCTATCATTTACATCCAGAATAAGGTCCGCCGCTCCGTCAACAACAATCAAAGAAGGCTGATATAACCGAATAGCCTTATCAGTCAACTCTCGGCGCCGGTCCGGTTCATATTCCCGAAAGCAAAGCATTCGAAAGCGTTCCGTTTTCTGATCGGTTGGTAATCCTGCAATCCGGCATACTCGTTTCGCCACTTTCGCCGCATGATATATTGATTGCTCTGTGTCAATCCAGAGAACATTACCTGCATCATTAGGACTGCTCATGTTCATATATTCATCTGCACTTAAATAAGCCCCAACCATAGCAGAAATACAAAATGTCTTACGGCTCTTTGCGGCTCCGACTACGACCGAAAAATCACCTTTAGAAATCATAACCCTATCACCTTGATAAAGTACTGGTGGTGGAGACGGGATATCTGTACTTAAATCTATTTCGGCTTGTCTCAACAATCTGATATCATCGTCTGCAATATTTATATTGTCTAAACTCGCAGCAATTTTCAAGCCTATAACATTAGTTTCCATATCGCTGGCCCTCCTCATCTGTATCGGAACAAATAAATCCTCCGGCATTCGCCAGCCCAACATAGTTGTAGTCATATGGCGTATTAATGTCCCAACCTACAAAATCAATAATAGCCGGTTTGGCATGCAGTAAATCAGCAACGCAGGGAGATAGCGGAAGCCATACACAAGCGCAATCAGGCATAAACTTATGTCTCCTGGCCTCATTTAGTTTTTCTCTGACAAGAGGCATTAAACTAACAGGTTCACATGATTCAAGAGATTTACAAATGACCTCTAAACGTTGCAGCCGCTCCCTGCGTTTAGTTATATCTGATTCAGGGTATTTCTTTTCATACCATGAAAGTTCAGAACGCATAAGATCGATTTCTTTTCTTAATTGCTGCACTGGAGATGTTACTTGTTGTTGTAGTACATCAAAAGCGGATATAATTTCTCCTATATTCATGCCTGACCCTCCTGAAAGTTTAAGTTTTTTTGTTGAGGTAATGAATTAATCCAATACAATTTACATCCAGAAGACAATCTCAAATCTGTTATATTCCAACCAGATTGCCTCAACTCTGATATTACCTTTCGTGCGTCGTTACTACCAGTAATCATGTTGATTTCTCGTGCGGTAAGTTTACGACCGGATAAAAAAAGAGCTCGAACGGTTGCACGAATATGATTTTTTGACCTATCTTTGTCTTCAGTTTTCGGGGCGACCTCAGTCGCCTTTTTTCTTTCAGCCATAACTAAACCTCCTATCTATTTCCGATTTTTCCAGTAACCAGATAATTTGTTGCTTTTTGTTCTATCTCATCATTGGTAGCAACCTTATTCTGCCTCATCCAGTCTTCTATTTCCTTTCTATCGAAATAAAGTTGTTTCCCATTGGGCTTGTAATGCGGAATTTGATGACTATAGGTGAGTTTATACAAATGGCTCTTACTTAACCCTGTAAGTAATGCAACATCATCAAAGCAAAGTACATTCTTTGCAGCTAATAGGCTGTATTGCTCAATCCTATCTAATTGCTGTTTTATTTCTTCTGACATAATACAATAAATTATTTGTTCATGAATGGGGCGTGTACTTTGCCCGTTGCTTTGTAATTACATTGCAAATATCAGAAGGGAAGGAAAAAAAAGACCCCTATATGATACCCACATAGGGCACATATAGGGGTACTATAGTATATTGCTATTGACTACTCAAACAGCTTATCTACATCATTATAACCATAGGGCAAAGTCCCTGTTTTTTGATAATCTCGCTTTGCGCCAGATAGCCCATTAACACCAAATAGGACTTCAAACGGTTTCCATGATGTTTTTGGCTTACCGTCATACTCACCTTTACATAAGCCCAAATACTCACTTGCTTTATCAACAAAATAGGCTAATAGGGCTTTAGAATTAAGCCATTTATGTGTATCATCACACAATCCTGCTATAATCGCTTTATTTAATAAAGCTTTAGCCTTATCAGTGTTTAACAGATCTGGTAAAGGTAAACTTTCACTATTCTCCTGCTGCTGTTGACTCCCCGAAATGACTAGATTATCATTAAGTCCCAAGCAAGCAGATATGTCTATCACCTTATTTCTCATAGAAAGCATTTTCCCCTCGAACTCTTTCCATAGACCAATTAAATCAGATCGTCCTTTATTATTTAATTCCATACGGTCAACCCTTACGTTGAAGTTATAGCCTTCAGGTAATAAGTCGTTTGGATCTTCTAGTAAATAGCTACCGAGAAAATAAATAACGGTATTCAAATTCGATATTTTATCCGTCATTGTAGAAGCAGACAATATTTCGCATATTGGGTTAAGATCTAGATTATCTAACCTAGCATGTAACCCTTTGATTTGCATCGATGTTAAAGGAATACTCCCAAGAGTCTCGAATACACTTAATGTATCACCTATTAAATCAGATATATCTTTAATACTTTCAATATTCATAAGAAAAAAATTTTTAGATGGAGCAACCGCCCATCGTTTACACTTTTTAACAGGGGGGGGGTACCCCATTAAACTGATGTCAAAAATCAAAGATACCATCCTGCTTGCGAACTGCGTCCTTTTTGTTCTTGTCTATAATCTTTGCATAAATTTGTGTTGTACTGATCTTTGTATGTCCAAGTAATTTGCTAACGGTCTCAATAGGTACGCCCAAACTCAGGTTTAATGTAGCTGCTGTATGCCGGGAGCAATGGAATGAAATCTTTTTCTTTATGCCGGCAGACGCACACCAGTTCTTCAGTTTTCGGTTAGAATTATCATTCTTTGACAGAGTAAAGATTAAATCTTCATCATATCCTGTTTTTTCTGGTAACCACTTCAAAGCCTCCCTACTTACCGGAAAATCTTCATACCGTTTTGTTTTAATTACACGAAGTCGAAGAATAATTTCACCGTTGTTATCTTCCCTGAGATCGCTCCAAAGCAAGTTCTTTACATCGCTATATCGAAGTCCTACCAGACAACAAAAGAGAAATGAACGTTTTAACATATCGTCCTTACAAGGGGTTCCCATTAGTTTTTTTATTTCTTCAATCGTCAAGAACTCTCTTTGCCCCTCTTCCGGCTTCGGCCTATCTGTATTATCCACTTTATCCAAAGGATTAATGACAATTATATCCGCTAACATAGCCTTACGGATCACCCAAGTAAATTTCTTATACAGATTGTATTGAGTATTCTGTGAAAGAGTTTCGTCTTTAGACTTTTTCTTGCTATTTTCATAATTGAAGTTGACAGCAGTACGAAGATACGCTATAAACCCTCTAACAAACTCAGTGTTCACCTTTGCAAATGTTATCTTATCACCAGCATACGCATCTAAATGCTTCGCTAGAGAATGAAGTGTATAATAATAACTACGCTTGTTACCCGATTTTGCTAGTTGTTCATCTGCCAAGTGTAAGACAAATTGAATAAGATTCATCTTTGATCTGGTAGTATTTGTTTTAAAGCCATGTTCGTTATTTTGCAACTCTACGATTCGTTTAGCCTTGATCGCATTAGCTAACTCTAACGTTTTACGGTTCGCTTCCTTATCAGCTTTTGATTTTTCTGGAATAAGATAGAGTTTGAGAAACTCGTACACACGATCACCGTCTTTGTATAGATCAAGGTAGATCGATTCATTCCCGTTGGCCAGTTTCTTTGTACGAATACGTACCGGCTCTTTAACTTTGACTTGCTTTGTCAT